TTAGTATTCTCTACCTTGGATATATTTCCAATCCAAGTGTTTTCATCGGTAGTAAAGTTAGCAACAAAATATTCAATTAGTTCTTCTTGTGAAAATTTTGTTGCTAACTTTTTGAAAAAATAAACATCTTTTCTTTTTTCAAATGATTGTAAAGATGCTCTTGATTTTCCGTTGCATCTAAAGTAATCAAAACTATCAGTGGTAAAATGTAATTTTATTGCCAGATATAATTTATATACATCAAATCCATTCATAGAGGTAGTCTTGCTCTTGATGATTTTTTCATGAAGTTCATTCGTTGGGCATCAACCTTTAGCTTTTCTTTTAATGGTTTAGAAATTAGTTTAGAAACATTTTCTAACTCTATATTGTATTTTTCACAATATACTAGAATAGCTTCAATATAGTTGAGACCTCCATTATTTGAACGAACAATCTCTTCGACTTCCATAGAAAATTTTGTAGCAGTCATAAATTTGTCTTCAATAAATTGTTCAAATGATTCAGATGCACATGGAGAATTTTTGTAAAAATATTCATTCTTTACTGGAGATTTTCCAGACTTTTTTAATTGTTTACTTACATCCATTAGAACCTAGGGCTGTGTTTGCATTTTCCATTCTCTAATGTAATCTAATAGTACATTCATATATTTTTTAATATTATATTCTTCAAATACTTGTACATCACCATTCTCACATGAAATTAAAGTGACAAGTTTTTTTACTTTAATTCCAGTGCGTTCATAATACATCATTGCATATGCACATTCCTGTGCAATATAATTTTCTATCCAACCACGTTCTTTTGGTTCTGTTGATGATTTAAAATCTATGATGGCAAGTTCATTATTATATTCAGCAATACAATCTACCCTTCCAGCGAGTTTAAGTTTGTCGCTGTATAATGCACCTTCTAGAACGTGAATATTGTTTATGTTATTTAAAACAGGCTTCAACGCCTTGAACATAAACAGTGGGAGAACCTTAGCCTCGTATTTATGTTCATTGAAAATATTATTTAGGTAATCTTCAATCATGGAATGCATTGCAGTTCCTCTAGAAGATGCTCGTGCAGAGATTCTATTTGCTTCTGCTTCTCCTACTCTTCTTCTCCATTCAAGGATTGATTTTTTTGATTTGGCTCCAATAACAGTAGTAACGGAAGGATACTTATCTCCCGTTGGGGTTACATAGTACCTTCCGTTATCTGTTGTTTCAGATTGTAATTCAATCAAAGAAGCATTATTTAAATGTACAAACATTACAGTCCTAAGTTCATTTTACTAATTAGATAACTCTTAATAAGTCCAGAACGAACAATATCTTCGATACCGAATTCTACCATAGAAAACTCTTCCATTGTTTGAAGAATACTCATAAAGTTTAAAATTCCGTTTCGTTCATTTGTTTTAATTAAATCTGTTTGATTTACATCACCACAGAAAATAATTTTAGTATCTTGACCTACACGAGTGATAATCGAATCCAATTCATGGAAATTGAGATTCTGACTTTCATCAACAATTATAACACAGTTGTCAAGGGTTGTGCCACGAATGAAGGAAGTAGACCAGAAACTAACAGTTCCTTGATTTTTGAGATTGCCATAAAGCATTTCAAATGATGCTTCGTCTGGCATTTCAAACATATACTTTACCATATTTTTATATGGAATCTGGTAAAGAGATGATTTATCTTCGTGGTCTCCAGGAAGAAATCCGATTTCTCTAGTGGAAACTAGTGAACGAACCATATAAACTTTATCATATGGAGTCTTTTCGTTCAAGACATCTTTAAGAGCAAGATATAAGCTAACAAAAGTTTTACCAGTGCCTGCAGCACCATAAAGAAATAGATTTTTTTGTTTTGCATACTCTTCAAAAACTTTCTCTTGAGCTGGTGTGAGAGGAGAAATATCTCTCATGTGCTCATTATCAATAGGTCTTTTTCTTCTCATTTTTTTAGCTGGAATATCAGCAAAGGTTTGGTCGGATTTTCTTCTGCGTGAACTTGTCATACGTCTATAGTTGAATGTGCATGGTTTGTTTTAATACGACGAAGAACGTCTTTGAAAGTATCAGGAGCTTTATTCTTTAATTCTCCCACACCTCCAACAACATTTAATCCTGTCGGGACTTGCGTAAGGTGAGGATTTTCTGTGAGATAAGGCTCTCTTTCTGCCATGTACATCCATTTATCAAACACTTCACCAGTGTTATTATCTCGGAATCTATAAGTGGGCATGTGTTTTAAACCATTCAGGAATTGTAGCTGGAGATTTCCATTTTGCAAAGGAAACTTTTTCTCCAATATAATAGTTGCGATAAGACTGAATTGAATCAGCTTGTTTATATTTATCGGGCATTGCAGGAGGGGGGTCTATCCATCCCAAATCAGGAAGATTTCTTGGGGCATAACAAAGATATGCCTTTAAAGATTCAGTAGCATGAAACTTTCCATATCTCCTGGTATATTCAATACAGCATTGTTCAAAGAGTTCATAAAGCCATCTATAATGTGATTTAGAACTCCTAGCCCAAATAGCAGAAGGATGGTTAATATGACAAGCTTTATAGAGATTCGATTCTCGTGGCTCATCAAGTTTGAATCGTTTGACTTGTCTATTCTTATTAGAAAGTTCGTAATAACCAATACCGTCAATAACCCGATGAGCAGTTGAAAGAAGTTGTGCATACTCTACAATCATTTTGACAACATGTTTATCACAATGTTCTTGAGCACACACAACTGGATTGTAATTCAAATAAAAGATATTCATAGTATAAAAAGAAATCACACATCAATTATAGCATCAAGGGCTCAGCCTTGCCTTATGCAACCGCTTTTCTTCATAATATTTCCAGACATTAGGTGCCCATTTTTCAAGTAAAGGAACAAACTGCTCAGTGAGTGCTTGGATTTCTAACTGAGCATCCATCTTTGCCCTGAGGTCCATAATATGAAGAACAGAACGTAGATTAAATGAAACTACAAAATTCTGACGAATTGCTTGTGCAAGATAATCACGAATATGTTCCTCGCACATTCCTTTTTCATATTTTACAGCATAACGCTTACATCCTTCAAGAATAAAGTTAAGTTCATCTTGATAATCTTCTTCTGTCCAATCATACTTTTTACCATAACGATTGACGTAAAACCCAGGAGGGCGAACATAAAATACATCTTCTGGATTTAGTTCACCATTGGCAACCTTTACTACACGTTTACCAGTATATCGCTGTGACTGAACATCAAACGATACACCAATACGATGAGTTCTTGCTTGCATAGCAACATTATGCACATAGCCAGAAACAGAGAAAGTAATTGATGGATGTTCAAGAGGACCCCAATGCCCTTTCTCATTACTTAGAAGGCGCTCTACAACCCATTCTCCACACTTACTCGGAGGAGGAATTTGTTGGTTGTGGATAGGAGTTTCAGAATAATCACATTTTCCTGCTTGATAAATTACTTGTTCTGGAAGTGGGTAACATTGAAGCATTACTACTTCAAGGTTTTTATCGAGTTCAAGAAGGTCTTTTGCTTTGATTGGTCTCATAATTACTTTTTCTTTTTAGGTTCTTTTGGTTCAACTCCCCAAAGTTTTGGGTTGACTTTTCCATCGGTCCAGCGAATATCTTTCAAACCTTCTCGATACTTATCCCAGTACATATCGAAGATTTGAGCCCGCTTGTTACATACTACTATATCATATCTGGTCTCGTTGTCAAGTGTATACGTGACCAGATATGAATTCAAAGGAAGAGTTTTATCCTTTGCTAAATCCTTGTTACAATCTTGGTGAACAATCTTACACATATCACGACCTATTACCCCATTGAATTTCTGGATATGCTTCCTCAATTGCATTCTTGGTAATCTTATACCTCTTACCTAGCTTCTTATCTTTTACTAGACAGAGGACTGCAGCTTCATCTTTATGAAGTGCTTCTAGTAATTGAATAAACATATTCTCCCTTTTTGAATTTGGAAGTCCATCATTTCCACCCTTTACAAAATTATAAAGGATTCGGTATTCGTGTAGAAGTCTAGTATGTTCTGTATCTACTGGAGCTTCGTTTGGAGTATAAGGTACATCTCCGTCAGGAAGCAAACTCTTTACACTATCATCAA